ATGCTTTGCTTTATATTAAAGAGCGTGAAAATAGCGCTAATTAATGGAATTAAATTAGCTCAAAGGCACATTATTATTGTGCCTTTTTTCTTTATACCCGACTTTATGACCATTTTTTCAACGGTTAAACGCTATTTTCATATTAATCGATTGACAGTTTTATTCAGCTTGCATATCATGCGCTCGCCTAACAGGCTTTGGTTAGGGGCTATAGCTCAGCTGGGAGAGCGCTTGCATGGCATGCAAGAGGTCAGCGGTTCGATCCCGCTTAGCTCCACCAAATTTTTAATGTTATTCAATAAGATAAGAGGCCAAAAGTAGGCCTCATATTTTTTTAACTCTTATTCTGTGTCAAATCTGTGCCACTAGTAACGATGCGTTCAGCGTGTTGCTGCAAAAATTGTGTTGAAAGGTGTGCATATTTACGTACGGTGTCTGCCTTGCTCCAGCCTCCCAGCTCTTGTAAAACGTATAGTGGGGTTCCTGCCATTATGTGGCGAGTTGCCCATGTGTGACGCAGGTCATGAAAATGAAAATCGCCCAGCCCTGCTCGATAAACTGCTTTTCGCCATCCTTTAGCACCTGCGTTTTTTATTCTATTCCCTTGATAAGTAAAAACATACTCTCTGTGATGTCCTTGCTGTTCCCGTATTATTGTTAAAGCAGCTTGATTCAGAGGAATGCCAATAGCTTGGTTTGTTTTTGATTCATCTGCATGAATCCAAGCTTGGCGTCTATTGATATCAACCTGTGACCACTTTAAATTTGTAATATTGGACATACGTAACCCTGTATTCAAAGCAAAGTTAACAATAGGCTTCAGATGCTCCGGTAGTTCTACCATTAAACGTTTTTCTTCATATTCTGTTAACCAACGTATTCTTCGGGTTGGTTCTTTCAACAATTTAATCGGCGGTATTTTATCTAATAATCCATGCTCATATGCACATTTAAGCACAACTCTAATTTGTTGTAACACTGCATTTACAGTGCGATTTTTTACTCCTGAGATTTGTTTTGTTTTTTTGATTTCATCAATTAAATATTTGTTAATGTCAATGAGCTTGGTTTTGCCTAGGTATTGATCTAGCCATCTAAGTCCGTATAACATATTACGATTTTCTTTACGCTCAGGTTTTTCATTAAGCCACAAAAGCACTGCTTCTTGCCATGTATGAAAACTTACATCTCCTAATTTTTCATTTCGCCAATAGCTATTATATTCTAGCGCTGCTAATTCTTTAGCTTCTTGCTGATTGGTAGTTTTAGCAGACTTGCGTATTCGTTGCTTGTTTGGCGTTGTGAAGGAGTACCACCAAATTTCCCCGCGCTTGTATGTTGAAACGATTTGCTTTGACATATATGATCACCTATATATTGATCTGTTTTACAAGACGTGTTTTTTTGGTTCAGGATAAAAGTATCAATTTCATTTCTGCTAAAGCGCCATTCACCAAAAATCTTGTATGCTGGTATTTTTCCATTTACGGCTTTATCTCTAATCGTTTTTTCGGAGACCTTTAATTTTTCACTTGTCTCCTTTACAGTCAGAAATATATCCTCCATATTAAACCTCTCTTCTACTGAAAATACTTACCGACAGCATTTTTTATCGCCTCTAATAAAATGTTTTGCCTTTTGCTTTGCACCGATTCAAGTGTGTGATGGATGCCATAATGACCTCTGCTAAAATAAAGCCACTGCGCCGTTCCTCATGACAATGAGCAGTTGGTGAATTGTAGGAAGGGTGGGTTGTTGTGACGCAATAAAGGAGAGTTGGTCTGTTGCTACCAATCTATTTAATTTGCTATTCTTATGTCTCTGAATTAATGGGATATTATATTGATCTGCCTAATACGGGGGAAAAATAATGCATTTATAAGGACTGTTTCCTAAAATTGCTTTATCAACGTAGTAAAACTAGTTTTTTTGCAGCCATCGCTTAATCGAACGTTTAGACATTCCTAGCGATGTAAAACCGAAATCTCTACTTTGATCTCCAACGTAATCATCAGCAGTACCCTAAAACTGCCATTTTTACTCTGGATGGATTATTTTTGCACTGGTAGCGATAACAACAAACTAAGTTTAACAACTTCCCTCAACGCTGCTAATAGGATGCCCTGTGATGGGGCTATTCGTTTTGCGCTTGATGTTGATTCCAGATTGAATCAACGGGCATCTCTACCCTCACATCTAGCCATGTGGATGCGGGAATATCACATGGCTCACCATCGGTATAGTAAGTTGGACTTTTATCTATAATCTCTTTAATCCGCCAGTTCTGAAAATCTTCTGGTAAATGGGGTGTTGTCGGTGAAAAGTCTGAATTTCAATATTACCATCAGATAAAATTTTATCTTTGATATAAATAAGTTCTAATCCATTAATATCTTTAGGTACTGAAACACCTCCATTCACACCCCATGCACCGTCTGAGTTATAGCCCAATACTCTGGAAATCAAATATTTTCCTGTATCGAGTCGTTGAACAATCGCGCCTTCTGATTATCATTTGTTTCAAAATGCCCATCAGGATAAATTTTAATAATCGGTGAGGCTTTTTTGATAAAACCATTACCATCAACCGTTGTGTTATTTTCATTGCTTGCTTTTCTGTTTTCCTTAAATGGATACTGTTTTCCGCCAAAAAGAGAAGCTGTCCATTATTATTAGAACCTATTCGCAAAGTATTACCATTAGCTGCGATTAATTCTATATATCCATGAGTACTAGGAGACTTAACTACTAATTTAGGTGCGGTTATATCTGTAGGATTATTAGTTAAAGCCAGTGTGCCATTTTTATTTGATGGAATAGTGACAACGGCTTTATTGTTATTTTTAGCATCTCTATACACGAAATAGGCATCGCCAGGGGCAGTTTCGAGTAACAGTTTATTCCCATCACCTTTGATAAGGGTCAAGCTGGTATAATTACCGTTACTCTTTATATTTATCTGCCCAGCAGTGAATTTTTCCCAGGAATCTTTCTTGGCATAGAACTCGTCACAGGCTTTTTGGCTTATCACTTTGTCAGTTGCAGTACCTGTCTCTTGCAAAACACTATTTTTGTCAAATTTATTTCCAATATTTTTGCTTATTTTTTCAATAAGTTCTTGTAGCGCATTAATAGACTCTAATTTAACTGTTTTACCACTCGGCAACGTGATTTCAACGACACCGTTGTCCCCCATCCAGGTATCCATGTTTTGCAGGAAGTAAAGGATATAAGTGTTAGCTGCAACCAGTGCTCTTGCCGCATCACTATTATTATTTGGCTCAGTGAGATTAATGGTGTACGTTGTGTCGGTAGCTGAAAATGTTGCTTCTTCAGCAAGGACTAATTCCGTATCACTGTTAACTGTTAATATCATGTAAGGATAGTTAATATCGCCGTTTTTAATCAGCATTAACATGCCAGGTGATACTAACGGATTATTACTGTTCCATTTTGTGCCTGTGCCTTTGACAATAGAAGAGCCTGACACGACAGTTACGGTGCCATCTTTATAAATCATGTTTTTTCCTGAAATTTTGATATAGAAAATCGCAATTAAACGATCTCTATGAATTGGTTACTTCCATCTTGGATAAGCGTCAGGCGCATAAGCCATCACCGCACCAAAGTTATTATTGTACCCCCAACCTTTACAGCCAAAACTAGGACCGGTCCATTCTGTGATTGCGATAATGCCATCTTTTGAAACACTATAACCATTAACGAATGCCAATGCTTGATTATCAGGCTCATAAACGGCAGTAATATAGACTAAAGTCATTTGACCGAAATAGCCTGGTTTTGGAAATGGGCCGAAAACGATATCATCTATTTTTAAGGGTAGATGACTGGACGAATAAAATAATTCCTTTTTTTCGTTGTGAATTTTCAAAAAACCTTTGTCATTGCTGTCATTAGGTAGTTGGGGTCTATAAATATAAACATTTGTCGTATTGTGCGCGCGGATAGCAAATACATTTCCTTGCTTGATTGCCTCCGTATAGGTTGAATTTTCACCCTCCCTCCTCGCATTACGATGAAATACCAAATAGCTATTCAAAATGTTTGTTTGATTTACGCTATATCTTAAGTTTTTGAACTCTTGCACATTTTGATCTGGCGTACCTTCCCTGGAACAATCGATTAATCTTTCCAAGACATAAGTGACGGAAGTGAAAATCCCAAGTTCTGCACCATTTACTTTTATTACCGGTTTCATAAATTAACGTTAAATCAGTTTAAAACATGAATGATAGGTATCGTTGCACATCCAATACAAAATTCGTATAATTCCAGCTAACGATATTTCCATATATATGGACGTTCTCAATTGCGGGATATTGATTACCGGTATGGGCAATATCAATGCGAGGAACCGCAACTATTTTTCTGCCACCTTTAAGAAAACGCTGATCGAATTGAAAGCTGTTTTTTTTAAAATCAACTTCTTCTGAATGGATAACAAAGCCGAATGATTGAAGAATATTATCTATTTCTCCGCCATCATGATAAATATTAAATTTGGGGATTAGCATCTTATCACTCCAACGCAATTTCTATTCTAACCCGCCCCTTTTCGTCATAAAGACGTAATCCGGTGCCATCAAAGGTAAATCGACTATCTTTACTATTCGAGTTCATCTCAAAGCGATTGTTTTTAGCATCAAGGATGAATCCAGATTTTTCAGGTAGGTAGTTTTTGGATTGTATTTTGTCGATAACGACAACGCTATTGAGCCAAGCTTCATTAATGAACGCTTCATTAATAAAAACCTGTCCGTCTTGCAGATACATAAATAAATCCATTTTCCCGTTGCTAGGATTATAAAAAGCAAATTGTTGCGCATTAAACCCCATCACAGTGGTTACTTTTTCGTTTTTTAATTCCGCACCTATCACCATTCCTGCATCGTAAGAAACGCCATCATAAACAATCTTAACCAAGTTAGTGAAAGTTGCAGAAGCCTCGCCTTTTTTCATGTCATACTTAGCTTGTAGCGAATTCTGAGCGGCTGCCCATGACTTATCCGCTGTCGCTCTGACTTGATGGATAGACTCGGCTAAGGCTTTAGTCTCGGTTACCACATAATTGTCAACCCTGACGATTTTCGCCTTCATCTTGCCGTTTTGACGCATGAAGTACTGCGTATTGCCGTTGAGTCCCTTCGCGTTTTCCAGTATGGCCTCTGTGCTGCTATCTATTCCTTTCTTTAGCTGTTTAATGGCTTCCGTATCGTTAATTTTTTTGTCTATTTCATCAAGAATATCGCTCGCTACGCTATTTGGAAAACCTGATGCTTCAACAAACGCCGATTTACCGTAACTGTTTATCGTGCGAATATAGAAAAAATATTCATGACCAACTTTAAGATTTTCCTGTGTCCAACGTTGGCCCTGGCCGATTTTCTTTGCATTCGTGATAACTTCATTCTCAGACTTATCTTTCAGTTTTTTGTCGCTAAACCAGAATTCAAAGTTACTGCCATAGGCCGCTGAATCGGCAATTGTCGGCACGACCGTTAATGAAGACATACCCGGAGTAACAGACACGCTAACAGGGGAGGGCGGCGCTTCAATCGCAAAATCAAGAATAGTAGGCTGAGAAATTGCGCCAGCCGCGTCAACTGATCTGACTTCAGCACGGTAAGTGCCTCTCGGTAGCCCTGCAATATCAACCCGCTCTCCTGGAACCTGAATTGTCTGTATGACCTGACCATTTTCAATAACATTAACGGTGTTATACCGAACATCTGCTGCGGTGTTTTCCCAGCTCAAATAACCCTGTACAACATCGCCAATCGTCGTTGGCACAAAAGCCAGATTTATAGGTGGGGCGACTCCCCCTATGGGTAATTCAGTAAACGGCGGGGCTTTAGAAGGTTTACCGATAATATCTTCGTAAATATAAGCACCGTCTTCCTCTAACAGAATTTCTACGCCCTCTTGCGGGTGAAATTTCCACTCTGCTATACGAAATTCAGCATCCTTAATACCAAGACTGGGTAAGTTAAGCAAAACAACATCACCAGGCCGATAAGCATAACCATCCAGATTCATGGTAAGCTGAACCCTGCGACCCGCGCGCTTTTTGCGTAAATAAAGATTGGCTAAACGCTGTGCCTGATAAGGACTGGTGACAAAGCGATAATCGATATTTTCTTTAATTTCCAGCCCGTCTTCATCAACCCACTCCTGTACAATCACCGGCGGGAAATCTGTTTTGATATATTGTTGCTCAGCATCAATAAACGTACCGTATATCGCATTAGTCGCTTCGCGCAGGGACAATTCAGGGGTAATATTGACGGTATCAATGATTTGGTTGGCTTCAATACGCAAAGTAGCCGGTCCGTTATAAGACTGCATTAAAATGCCGTGCTTACCCGCGATATAAGTGGGTTCTGCCGCAATGCATTTGTGCATATTATCTAGCACTGAGGCGGGTGACTCGGATAAATCATAAGCACCGTTCAGGGTATAGCGGGGTTCAGTACCATCCGCCGTTTTAGTCGATTCATCACACAAGTCAGCCGCTACTTTAAACGCCGAAAAATCAATATCGGTATCCGGTACCTTTAAGTAACTACGATAGTAATCAAGAATAACCAGTGCCCCATTATTGCTCCATGTCGTTTTATGGGTTCTTGGATCAAAAATCTCTTTGCCCCAAATTTCAACTTTTATATTAGGGATACCTTGTGGGTACTTCTCATCATCATGGTAAAGGGTAAATCTTAACCATGCCAGCCCCCTGCCAATCATATCCTTTTTCCAGCTAGGCGCCTCTCTGAGTAAATAAGGATCGGCATCTTTCCTGTCGTTATGCAGTTCGTACTCAGCCGCTTTACCAAAAGAATCTATCAGATCATCATTAAACCAGATGCGACCAACACGACTGATTTTATGTCCGGCCAGTGCAATGGCCATATAGAGTATGTAATTTATTCCGCCTATAACTGGAATTTTAACTTTTTTAGTTTCAGCAAAAAAGAGTAATCCTGAACAGACTGTTTTACCCATGATGACAACTTCTGATGCGGACGCCGAACGTAATATTTGCTTACGTTCGGCTTGATCGCGCGCAGGATCAGGCGGCTTTTGTTGGAACAACAATGATCCCGCCGTTTGAACGGCAAGACCCGCCGCAATTAACCCCAATCCCAATCCACCGGTAGCAATTACACCCGCTATCATTAATCCGGCACCAATAATACCGGTAATCGAGTTTCCAACGCTGCCTGGCATTACGTCACCCTCCATGCCATCACGATTTTTTTATCAACCGGTCTTGCGCCATGGTCAGTAACTGCCCAGATTTTACCCGCCCAAATGACTCCCATGGTCAACCCCTCATCACCATCAAACATCACAATGTCCCCCCGTCCTGCTTCCCCATCCTGGAGCACATTGAAAAACCGCCCCCAGAAATACTGAAGTGTGCCAAATTCATTTTTCAATAGCCGAAATGCACTCGCTTTGCTGTTATAACGCCCCCGAACGGATGAACACGGATCAAAGTCACAAATAGCGATTACGCAGTCAGCCGTAAATAAACAGCAGTCATGCTCACCCCATGAAAAAGGGCGACTCATCGCCGCCCTTAAAGTTTGAGGTAATCTGGTTACCCAATTTTTATGTCGCATTTTGATATCAATTAAAATTTAGAACCGGAAACCTGCACCAAGCATCCAGGTGCCGACTTTAAAATCACCGAATCTGGTGTATTCATAAGAGGCATCAATGGCAATATTTTCCACTGGATTAAATTGCAAACCAACACCACCAACTAATCTGCTTTCAGAACCACTTTCGCTATCATTAAATGTTTTTACTTTCGCTTTACCATGTGCAATACCAATTAAGCCATACGCACTCATATATTCATTAAAACGATAAGCGGGCCCGACACTGAGTGAGTAGTAATCGATATCGACGGTTGAATAATCAGAAAAATAATAACCTTTATGCGTATAAGCAAATGAACCCATCACACCCCAGTTATCATTGAACTCATGACGGGCTTTAATATTGAAACCTTTTGCACTATCATTAAGGTCAAAATTTACATCACCAACACTGACCTTAATGTTACTTTGCGCATAACCCATTGATAGGGTATTATTTCCTTCCGCATTAGCGCTAAATGCGATAAATGTAAGAATAGAAGCTATCGATGATATCAATAATATTTTTTTCATTTTTTTCCTGCTATTACTAAAAATAAATGATTAAAACAAAGCAACATAATTTGCATTGCGTATCGCAAATTATCATATAAGTTTATTCGTATTACATTTAAAATCTATTTCAAAATAGATATATTTGAAATTATTTACTTATAAACAAACCCCGGTGAATCCTTTTACCACCCCAATAAATCGCCCGCTCAGCCATTTGCGCCACATATCTGAAGATACGGTCGTCACTTTTCCGTTTGCGCCATGACTCATCCGTGAATCTGTCCGGTAGCCCCATCGACCAACGTTCAAAACGATTGGATACGGTCACCGCTACTGCATTTTCTTCACCGCTCGAAACGCCAATATGCGAAATCTGTCCGGCAAAATCACTTCAGCAATCGCAGGCTTTCCTTCCAGATTGATGGCAATCAACATTAAACGAACATTTCTGCCGCGACTGCGTTCATTCATCACATCACCGACCAGCATCGAGTCAAAGCCAGAAAGGGATAATATTAATTGCTGTGGACTGGTTGTATTTTCCTCTTTACATTTTCAACTGCACCGAATTTTCCAACACCCTCGTAAACTTCACCCGCAATAATGATATTGCCAACACCGGTATGATTTCTAGCTACCCTGACTTAAAATCTAATCTTGCAGCCATGACTAATTCATATCCGTCATTAATCGCTTTAACCATGTTGTTAGAAAAGGATGGTATAACATCAGTAAAGCGCCTCCTCAAACTCCAAAGTAACATGAGTAAACACGCCTGGACGATACTGAAAACTACCCTGATCATTAGTCGTCAGTTTAAAAATGCCAAACGGTGACAGGGTTTCTAATTTATCATTAACTTTTGGCGCATATCGCAGCATCGGTGAAATGGGAATTGACGCATTACCGTTAGTATCACTGAAGACATTATCCGTAACTATTTTCAGCTCATCGCCAATCGTTAAATAATCCCCTTTTCTGATGACAATTAAATTTTTTTTCCAGCCTCGGGTAAGCAATATCCTGCCGGTTTGGTTTGCGGTACGAATTGCTGGAACACCTCTTTCCACCAATCCTTGTCGTATCCAGTGACTAATTTTAACCCGACCACTTTCGCCGTCAAGTTCAGCAGTCAATGCTTCAAGTTCACGCGACTTAGTCTCAGACAGGTTATTAAATGTCAGCTACACCGCCAGCGGCTACCTGGATATCTGACCGTTTGTGCGCTGCCGGTAAAAGTTGAAACAAAGGTTTTACTATTACTAACTAGTTGCCAATTCATTGATGAAGGCACAACCTCTTTTGGCCATTCAATAACCGATGCCATCAGTTAACTCCCTAAAAGTTTCCGTATACGTCCATTAGTCGCAAAATCTCGCTGAATGCGTGCGATCGCATCATCTGCTCCCTGTTTTGCTGCGCGTTGGGTTATTTCTCCAATGACTTTATCGCCATTACCGGTCACATTGATAACCTGATGAATATGGATAGTGTATTACCTTGGGTCTCTGATGAGCCACCGACTGCTTTGACACCTAGCGAACCATCACGCCCTCGAGTTAACGGCATAATGGCTTCAGGCCCTGCTTCACCCATTAACCCGATTCCTTTGGCAAATGGGAATAACGTCGGCGAATCCACAACGGTATTACTATAGGCACTTAACCCTGACGAACGATAAACACCGCCCAGTGCATTGGCTCTTATGCCAAGAAAATTACCCAGACCAGAACCACCTAAGCTTGATTCCAACGCTTTAAATATCATCATTTTAACAATCATGCGGGTAATATCATTGACCACCGATTGCGCAAAATCAGAAAAGTTAAATTTACCTGTGGTCACAAAGTCAGCCAGTGTATTTGACATACCATCGAAAGCGTTTTTAGTGATATTACGCATGTTATCAAACACGTTTTCTGTTTCCGCACCAAAATCCTGCCAGCCTTTGGCTACGCCTTTCCCCATCTTGCGCCACCTTCGCCTTACTTAATGCAGCAGCTCTCACTATCTCAATTTGTTTTGTTCTTCTTGCGCTAAAACTGCGTCCGTTCTGCATAAAGTTGTGAGGTCTTATCTGAAATTCCTTATCTAAATGATATCGCGATTATCGAAAGTCATCCCTGACGCGTTGTTCTTCAAGCATCAAGTCATAATCCACTTTGGGCATCGTCATTTGCAGAATTTCATTTTGGGCATCCTGTCGTAACTTTGCGGTTGTACTTTTGTGATTTCAAAGTTCTGATCATCAAATCGTTTTCTTAGTTCTTTCACTGTAATTCACGCTCTAATCCGGCATTGATTTGCAACTGCGTACGAATTTCATCCGCATGCGCTAACACACTCTTCTGTGATGCATTCAGCGTTTGCCCTTTAATCGAGTGAGTTCTTGCTCAAAGACTGCCAACTTACGTTCTGAATCGAGGAGCTTTTCATTTTCCATTAATTGCGCTTGTAAGGTCGCCGTTTGTTGTTGCAGTTGCTCAATTCGCTGACGCCCTGCATCAAGGGTTTCACCGGACGTTTTTTGCGGGGATGCGTACAGTTTGTCGAGTCCTTTCAGCGCCTGCGCATATTCATTTAATGTTAAACTACCGGCTTTATAGCGTTGGTTGATTTCCTGCTGTATTCTGGCTCTTTCTTTCAGCGGATCTTTACCCGCATTAATGGCCGCATTAATTTGTGCAGCGGTTTCGATGGTATGAATGGCGAGCTGACTTTCAGTTTTAATTTGTGCTTTGCGTTCTTCCAGTTGCCTAGCATAAATCGCATTTTCCTTGTCCTTTTCTTTTTGCAACACCTGATTATACAGTGTCAGACTTTGCGTTGATGCCGCCATTAACACGTTAAAACTGCCGCTCAGATCATCGAGTGATCTTTTATGCGCCTGCGTTAAGCGCTCGCTTTCTTTAGTATTTTCCTGATTCTGTTTTTCGTAGGCATTTCTTGCAAGCGCTTTGGCTTCTTCAATTTGTCCCCGTCTTTCCAAGGCAGCAATTTGCTCGTAAATCGATTGCGTTAATACCACACCCTCAGCCGCGTAATTTCGCAAGGCTTTTAACGGTTGGTCACCGATTGCCGATAGCTTGCTGACCAACATATCGACGCTACCGCCCGACTCCTCAAGTTGAGCCCCAAACTCCGCCACGTCTTCCAGTAGCTTACCGCTAAACCCTGCACTTGCGGCAGAAGTCACCGCTTTATAGGCTTCGGCTGTCCCGCCTAGTCGATCTGCTAACAGATTCAATTCAACCGTTGTTGTCGATAAAAATAATCCGCCTTTTTGAAGGGCTGCATAAAAAGACTTCTGCCTTTCTTCCGCTTCCTTAAACTGCGAATACAAATAAAATACTGACCCTGCGGTTGCCATCAAGCCAACATTGAGCGGCCCACCCATCAGATTAATAAGGTTACTGAAAGCGCCCGTTATTCCTCCGGTTACGCGCTGCAAAGTGGATAACTCAGTGTTTGCAGCGGCAAGTTGCTGCTTGGCTAAAGCTAATTGTCGCGTGCCCGTCGTTTCCGCTGCTTGCGCTGTCGTTAATTGCGCAGAAGCGGCGGCGGCTTTTTGATTTGCGCTGACTTCAGCCAGATTTGCTTCGGCGATCGTTCTGGCGTTTGCCGCATTTTGCGCCGCATATGCCTTTTCAATTTCAGCCGTATTCAGTCCATTTTGGGCGTTGACCGCGCGCATCTTCTCAAGGTATTCATCAGAAGCCAACGCCTGTTCACGCTGCGCGATAGCCTGTGCTTTCATGGCTTGCGCGGTTTTTAATCCCTGCTGCGCACGGGTGGCATCTGCTTTGGCAGCCTCAATCGTAGACTGTGCATAATCTACCGCACTTTGTGCAGCGTCTTTCGCCATCTGCCGTTGAGTATCGAAAGTCGTGCCATGCGCTGAGCCAAACAATCGTTCAAAAGCGGGCACCAACGCGTTTGAAATCGTACTGGCAGCTACATTGCTGCCAGAAACCAGCTCAGTTAACACATGGTGAAGTTGCCCAAAACCTTGTGCCGCTTGACCGCTAGAACGCTTTGCTTGTGTGGCCATTTGGTTAATGGCGCGAGCACTTGCATTGGAGCCAGTTTCAACCTGACGGGTGAATTTGCGTGATTCATTCGCGGCGGTACTGTACGCATCCGTTAGCTGCGCTTTGAAGCTGGCGGCATTTAAATGCAATGCTACAGCCAGACTGGCGACATCAGCCATTTAATATCCTCATAACGTTATTACATTGTTGATTAACATCATTATGTGCAATGACTTCATTTTCCGTAATATCTGCGCCTTTGAGTTCACTTTCCAGCAGAAAAAACGCTTGCCAGTGCGTCAGTATTTCGTTCGGTAAAGCTGCGATTTTGCGCGGGTCAGGTTCACCCCATCTATCCGCAAGTTGAAAAAGAAAGCGTAAGCGAGCGGAGTCGGTTAGTTTTTTTTAGCACCATCCAGACTGCCACAGCTAAATTGCTGAACAAATTTGAGGGCTTCAATTAATGATTGCGTGGATTTGGTAGCGATTAACTCCTCTGCGGTAGGCAATTCTTCAGTGGGTAAGGGTTTCCCTGCTTTATCGCAAAGTGTTTTTAAAATCAGGTTTGCTCCCGCAATACTTGCCTGTGTGTTAGAGCCGCTGTCTTGCGCCTGTTTTAACGCTTGCTCATACGTATCAAGCTCAGCAATGGTTAAGCGGCGCAGATAAACATCAACATCAAAAATAGCGTGTTTTTCAACATAACTATCCGGTGCCAATAAGCGTGCTTTAAGTGATGACATGCTATTTACCTTATCCTTTTTCTTCTAGTGCTTTGACACGTTTAGTGAGCGCATCAAGTTCTGATGACAAATCCTTACCCGGTTCGCCTTTATCGCCTTTATCGCCCTTATCTCCTTTTTTGGGTAACGTATTAAGTGCTTCAAAGTTGTCATTGGTTTTACTAAAAGCATCACGTAAGGTGTCACCCGTTCCATCATCCGGTTTTGTGCCAATATTGATTTTTTTGATTTCTATCATCAGTTTACTTTCCTCTTGGTATTATCCGCCGTAAATTTCGTCGTATCGGCGGTTAAGGCTTTGGGGGGGGTACTGTTCCCCAGGTGAGATTATTCTGTTTGCCTTTCACCGTAATTTGAATGACTTCACTGGCTGGCGCACTAATCTCATTCATCTCCCAGCCTGACAGGGCCAAGATCATCGTGGCTGTCCGTTTGTTGGGTAGCTCAATATAAAGTTGGACGGTTTCTCTATTTTGTGCCGCATTTAAAAATGCCGTAAAATTTTCATTTTCGGGATCATCAATAAATCCGAGCGATTTCTCAGGGCCTTCAGGCAAATCAGCTATAAACTGCTTGTTCCGATCTATAAGCGTTGTGCAGTCTATAAAGCTTCCTGTTAATCCTGTTGCGCCTATTGCTCTACAGGTATCCAGAAGTTTCATTGCAGTCACTGCATCCCCTACTTTACCAAATTTAACCACTGCGCCTGCGGGGAGCGTAGCATATTCTGGCGAGGTTTTGTTTTCAGACATAATAACTCCTATTCGTTAACGATGTTTTTCAATGCTGGCGCGAATTTCTGAGGCTAAGGTATTAAGGATAAATTCACGGTGATAATCCAATGCGGGTCGAATGAAAGGTCGTGCTATCTGTTTAACTGTGCCAAACTCTTGCGCGCGCGCTTTCATCATGTGTTTTTTTGAAGGCCCCACTCTAACGGTCATCACAGTTTGAGTGTGGCTATCCTTCATTTTATCTGTTGTCCGTATTTTGATACTCTCGCGCATATGCTCACCTAGATTGCCTACATCAAAACCCGCATGGGCTTTCATATCGGCGAGCACGGGTCTCATTGCTTCACTCCCTGCTTTTCGTAAAACCTTAACCGCAATTTGATCGCCTAATTTTTTTAATGCATCTTCAAGCTCACTTAAGCCTTTCACTTCTACTCGATTTCTCATTTTGCATCCTCGGCATAGGTCAGTATGAAATCACGCGTGATCCGATAGCAGGTTCGGTTTTCTGTCAGTTCTTCCCTGTCCTGAATTAAGTTACCGCGTTCAACATGTTGTACCGGATAGTCACCCAGATAACCGTGTTCAATTTTTCCCCATTCCTCCTTGATTTTTTCGCTTAGCCAGAGGGCTTTTTCATAATCATTGAGTAACTGAACTGTTATCTGATATCGCGCCTGTACGAGCGTTGTTTTTGCTAACCCCGTAAATACTTTCGGATCACTGATACGCTGATAAATGACCCCTTCAAGCTGTTTTGAAGGAAGTTGAAGGGGGAAAGCATCTAATCCCGTAATACGGCTTAAGTCTTTTTTAATATCATTTTCTATCATGGCGGATATTTGCTTCTGTGGTAATAATGAGTCGATCAGGTTGATTACGATCTAATGCTCTGACGGTAAAGCGACGTTGCCGATATTCAACCAGCCAATCAATATCAATATCGTTTCGGGGCCTTAACGTAAAACGTAAGGTTTCAATGACCTGTTCTTGATCAGCCGTGCGAATTTTCCGATTAGATATCGACTCCGCATGCGCCCAAACGGTGTTAACCGCTTCCATTTCAGTATACGGATCGCCCAAAGGACGATATTTTGTGATAGGCCGATACAAGGTAATGCGTTTATTAAGTTCGGCGGCTAACATCCTTCCCTCTCATCGGGTATATCCTATAATCGTTTAAAATTTCGTAAAATCCAGGGGGAATTCTTTTTAACTCCCGCGTGTCATACCAAAAGCCTACCGCCAATATCAATGCCTGTTTAATCAACGGCGTTATCACTAATTGGGTTGCGTTTTGCGTATTTTTCTCTGAATCAGATAATGAACGGTTAAGGTAGTTTTCTGCTTTTTCTTTGGCAGCAGCAAGGTACATCAATAAAAGCGCATCTTCCTCATCCGTATCAATACGACACTGAAGATGTAAATCATCAAGCGTAGGTAACATGCCAAACCTCAACTTTTGCAAAAGGGGCATATTGCCCCTCTTAAATTAACCACCTGCTCCACTGGCTTTGCCCTTCAATAATTTAATCGCATTACTATCCACTAACATAGAACCTACTCTTTTTGTCGTATAAAAATGAACAAACGGTTTATTGGTATAGGGATCTCTCAATACCCTGACACCAATACGATCTAAAATGGTATAGCAACGTTTAAAATTACCAAAAGCAACCGGAACATTGCCCGCACCTAAATCCGCAAACTGTTCATTTTCCGCAATACCGTAACCCAATAAAGCGGAGGGTTGTCCTAACTGCAAACCAGGTTGCCACAAATAATTACCTTGTGAATCTTTTAATGTTCTTACCTGAAATAATGTCTTATTATTCATCATAAACCGGGCATTAGTACGATAAGGTTTACGCAAGGTATAAATGAGTTGCATGATTTCATCAGCGGTAATTTCTGATGGTTTTTTAAGCATCAGGTGTTGCAGCGTTCCCCATTCACGTTCCATATCCGCTTTTTCATCGCTCCCATAGGCTAACAATCCTTTCGGTTTTTTTTGACCATCACCGGATGTAAATGCCTGTTCTTCCTGTTGAGCAAACTCCTGCGTCAACTCTGACACGATAAATTGTTCAACATTAAAAAAACTGTCATCAAGCATTCTTTGGGTAGCAGCGGGATTACCATAAATTTCACCCCAGACAGGTTCAATAACCCCTAATTTCGATGTCGATGTCTCCGGACGCTTATCCGTTTCACCGACCCAACCACTTGTCGTTCCGCCTTTATTAATTAACTTTTTATAATCGGGGGTACCAACCGTTAATACCTGACATTCCTGGCGCATCACAATTTCATCCCCCAACGCCTTGATGATATTGCGGTCTAATTCCTCAGGTACTGCATACCCCCCGTCAGGGTCTGTGGTCGTCTGCATGGCTTTTTTTTCAAGTTCAGCGAGTCCCTCTTCTTTACCTTTGCGGATGAACAGCGAAAAAGCCAATTTATGATCATTTATACTCTGGTTGCTTCTCACTGCCTCAGGACGTTTTAACGCCACTAATTCTTCTTCAAGCGAGGATTTTAACGCATCGAGTTCACTGAGTTTAGCATTCAGTGTTTCAACATTTTCCGATAGCTTACCCTTCTGCGCTTCAATAGCCTCAATACGTTTATCATTTTTTTCTTTAAATTCGTTAAATCGGTTTTGTAGCTCCTGTGCTACCAGTTCAACATCTTTTTTGTCTATTGGCATAATTTACCCTTATCTTTTAAAATATAATGGATTTCAAGGCCGCTAACAGATCGGTTTCAACGTCTCGCTGAGACAACGCAAGGTAGCCTTCCGCCATGAATTTTTTTGCTTGTGTTCGAGAAAGTCCAACATCACGCAGGACTCGTTCAATCTCTTTTGGTGCGGGGATTTGACCTTGGGCAAATACTGATTTGATCGTATTAATCCTTGCTTCATCGTTCGCTGGAAAGGTCACTAAACTCACCTCCCATAAATCTATCTCTTTAATCAAAAAGACCCCTTTAGTGCGTTCGTATTCGCCATCTTTAAGCACATACCCAATAGAAAGGCCGGATAGTGATCCGGCCTTCATGTGCGCATGGGCTCGCTTGGCTAAGGGGTCATCTTCAATGAGCAATTTTCCTTTGACAAATAACCCTCTTTCATCCTCCCACATTTCGGTATAGACCCCTATCGGTTCATCCATGCGGTGCTGCCAAAGAAGGGCAGGAAAACTATTTTTACATCGCCAATGCGTTAGTGATGTTTCAAATGCGCCTCGCATTACGATGTCATCAAAACTATCTTTTACACCAAAAACAGAACCATAGCCGGAAAACTCACCCGATTCAGTCACTGATTTTAGACTCAGCGGCATATCAAACCGCTGTTTTATCATTATTGTCATTCGATTTATCCTCGCTAAACTCGGTAAGACTGGGTTTTGTTGTCATGTTCATCGGCGTTAAATAAATATCACCGCCTTCACGGGGGTTAAGCTCCTCCAGTTCGCGGCATTCATTTGGGGAATAAATTCCCCAATTAATTCCCGTTGCGTAAGCTGCAAACCGTGATTTCATATCACCACGTAATAACGCCCCAGTATTGAACTTAGCATAAAAATTTTTCTGTTTTTTTTCAGCGATTAACCCGATATTTATTCGCTGTTCAATGCGCGTTAGATAAGGAACCAGCGAATAGTTGATAAAACCAATACCCAGATTCTCAATATTATTAAACGTGGCTCTATCTGTATTTTGCACCATGTGCAACGGAACGCGAAAAATACGGCAGATTTCTTCCAGTTGAAACTTGCGCGTTTCCAAAAATTGAGCATCCTCCGCTGACAAACTAATTTGTTGCCACTTCAATCCCATTTCAAGGATCATCGGTTTATGCGCATTCTCAAGGCCTTGATGGCGGACTTCAAAGTCATTTTTTAATCGCTCATAAGCGTCATCTGTCAAATATTGTTCCGTTTGTAAAACCCCACTTGTCACTGCCCCATTTCCAAATAGACGTGAGCCATGCTCTTCTGTTGCTAGTCCAAGACCGATGGCTTGACGTGCATACGCAATTGGACTCAACCCTATTAATCCATCCAATGTAAAAATGCGAACATGCCATATTTCATCCTGACTCAGAATACGGCTTGTTCCATCTGGCAACGTGACTTGATATTCAATACCCCATTGAGGATTTAGCGTTGGTGCGACACTGTCAGGACTTAATGGAAGTAACTCAACCACTTCGCCTAAGGCCTTAACCTTATAGGCATAAAAATTGCCCCTCAGACACAAACTCGTTATTAATAATTCCCAAAACTCTTGTGAAGTCATATACCCATTTGGTTTTGCTGATAATAGCTGATGAAGCCTTTCTTTCGTGGCGCGTTGATTGCATTGTGTCGTTCGCTCATACAGGGCACAAGGCAGCATGCCGACAGATTCTGCTAATACTCTGACACAGCTAAATACCGCGGTTAGCTGCATAGCCAACCTAGGACTGACTCTACGACCGGCGTAAGTATCGTAAGAAAGCCCCACCAGATGACCAAGTTCCTGTGAAGTTATGTCACTTTTTTTGCTAAAAAGTCCTGGAAAAAACATAATGCCTCTTATTGTTTGATTTTTCGACTCATCATGTACGAAACCAAAAATGACCACAGTAAACAAAGAATACCGCCAACAATAAAACCAGCGGCGGGCAGCAATAACCAGGCACCGAAAGCCAATAAAATGGCACCAATAATGCCTGTGATAAATGAAAGCAGTGTTAATGTCATTGTGTGATCCTTAAAGCGATCTCAGTCCGTGGGAACTAATAATTTCAGAAAGCGAAGGTTGATGGTTCCCCCCATTGACTAATAATCGACTCATTGCGGTAAAAAGCGCACAAGGGCCATCAATCTTAGCTTCTGCCGTTGACTTATTTGGGAAGATGTTGTCATTCTTGTCAGGTCTTACCGTCACATTAGACATCATCCAGTTCATTACAGGGTGCTGGTTGTGGTGCAATTTACCGGCATATACCAATGCTTCCACTGCTTTCATTGCTTCTGACAGATTTCTGACTGTTTGAGAAACTTCAACCAGTGGTAGGCCTTCTTCTGCGAGCGATAAGCCAAATTGCGTTGCACTCCAGGGATCAAATCCAATTTCTTTTAATGTTTGTCCTGAGACCCACGTAATGATTTCCTCTTTGATTTGATTGTGATCAACCACTTCACCATCAGTCAGGGTTAATACCCCCATCGCTGACCATTTCCGATAGAGTTCTGCGATTTGTCGAGAACAACGCGCTAGCCTGTCTTCTGGCAGCCAGAACTTGGCATCAGTATGAACATGACCATTGTTTGCCTGCCAAACTTTGACGGCCGCACAAATATCAATTTTGTTAGCTAAATCAACACCGACCCACATCGGATAAGTTTTTAACTCGTGCATTGGGGCGACAGCAGAGAGATCTGTCCATTTGAGCATATCCATCCAGGCTGACTCCGCACTCACCCAAACGTTGGCGTGCTTGGTTATAAAATTCGTCCTGGCTGAAACCTGCTCCTGAGCTTTTTTTGCAAGGCGGCGCATATCATCCCATCGCTTGCAAATACCTAATCCAGGATTGGCTTTTTGCCACATCTTCTCGTCAAACGGATCATCTTTCTTGTCTAGGGTATAAATAATGCCAAAGAAGGAATCGTCTTCAACCTGCCCCTGTAAAACCTTGATGGCATAATCGCGTAATTCGTAGCATATGCCTTCTTTATTAAATCCAGCGGTGGTAATACCGAAGAGCAAGGATTGTAATCTTGCACCTGTTGCCGTCTCCAATACGTCCCAAACATCGCGCGTTTTGTGTGCGTGCAGTTCATCGACAATACCGCAATGGATATTTAACCCGTCCAAATTATTTGCATCGCTGGATAGTGGTTCGAATTTTGAAGCGGTGACTTCTTGATAAATCGCTAATTTATTGAACTCAAAACATTGACCAAGGGTATGTTTAGCCTTCCTTATCATGTTTTTTGCATCTTCAAAGACAATGCGAGCCTGATCACGAGTCGTGGCGGCTGAATAAACCTCTGCGCCACCTTCGCCGTCTGATCCGGTCATATAAAGTGCAATACCTGAAGAAAGCGTTGATTTGGCATTCTTACGGGCGACTTCGTTATAGGCGGTACGAAAACGTCTGACCATCACGACTCGTCCACTGCCATCATTACGGATTACCCTTTCCCCCGTTTGTTCATCGACTAAAGGGATAACAAATCCAAAAATATTGATTAGGATAAAAATATGCCAATCCATCAATTTTATAGTTTGACCGGCAAGATTACCTTTTACATGGGGCACAAACTGATAGAAATTAAGGATATGTTGTGCGCGGGGGAAGCTAAAATAGATACCCCGTTCTTCACCATGCTCAAGGTCATTCAAAAAGCGTTGACACGCCAATCGTACATATTCACATGCGATGATATCACCCGACACAACGCGTTGTGCATAGCTAATGCCTTCCGCTACTTTTGCCATTAGTCTATCCTGCTTTTCAAAAATTCGACAAACGGATCTATTTCGTTTGCAGCCTTACTGTTTACTTTTGACCTGCTAGCGGGGGTCATGCCGAATTCAGCTTGCATTCTGCAAATGCGCTTCCACGCATCGGCCATCATGGCTACTTGCGGATGTGGACGGATCATGACGTTACCGTCAGTGGATGTTGTCTTGTAGGTCTCGCCTTCTTTGTCAATAACATCTCGATGTTTTCGCCATTCGACATACGCCCCAACCAGCAATTCCAAAGCCATACCATCGATAGCAGTAATAACACCTATCGCATCTAGCCGTTCGCAAAGAACCTTAAACCAGTAGCGTTCTTGCTTGTTAAAGTGTTTTGGTGTTGGGGGAACCCCTTTTTCGGGTTTTGGCTCATTTTTATTAATTGCCCTTTTTGAAGGATTACCCCTTATCAAACGTAGATGTGTCGGTGTTTTTGGGGGTCCAGACATAATTTAAAATTCCTATTAATCGCGCAATTGGGATACCTATAAAAAGGTTTTCTAACCTGCGGTGGTGTAAAAAAAGGCAAATCGGCGGTTCCCAAAGGTAAAAGAGAGAGCGATTTTACCCGCCCCTCCCTCGCTTTTCTCTTGCTGTTTTCGTGCGATGGCATGGCCAACATAACGCTTGCAAGTTACTTTCTGCATCATTGCCGCCTGTTGCTTTTGCGAGAATATGGTCAACGGTGGTTGCGGTTATCAATCGCCCTTCAACTAAACAGCCCTGACACAAAAATTTATCACGTTTTAATATTTTTTTACGGAGATGATCCCACTTTGTACCATAGCCCCGTTGATGACGGCTTTTACCTTGCTGATAATTTTCCCATCCTTGGTTTCGATGAGCATCACAATAACCACTGCGTTCAGTTGTTGTCTTGGCACAACCAGGTTTGCGACAGGCGCGAGGAATACGTGGCGGCATAGTCCTCCTTAAGCATTCACTTCTTCTGCTGACCGATAAATGTAATCTTTTAAATATATATCAGGCGCATCAACTAGCATCTCATCAGTCACAATGAAAGAGGCCTTAACACGTGGAATTTCCTGCGGTTTACTCTCTATAACCGTCGATTCCTGATTAGAGAGTATCTTGCCATTAACGGTAAGTGCATAGCCTTTAAACACACCCCTAATAAACAGTTTTGATAATTTTATCGATGTCTCTTTTTCATCATTGATTTGTTTATCTCTTGCTTTTTTCGCGCCTTCTCGAGCACCTATATTACAAGCCTCTTGTACTGCCATTTGCAAACTGGCTGGATATGTTTTCTCTTCGTTAATTGACCCCATTTGTTGCATCAAATTAGCAATACGTTCCAAGCGATCTTCTAATTTAATGAGATCACTATCATCAGCCTTTATTCTTACTCTAATTTCTGGTGCATTTTTTTCAGACATAGCTCACCTATTTCAAATTAATGGTAATCTTTAATAATTATTTCCAACTGAATGGTGGCCAACCTGTTAAACCACCACATAGCAAGCCAAAAATAAACGTAATTATTGGATAAAGGAGCCACCAATATTCATGAATGATTTGATAAAAATCCTGCAACTTTACTCACCTCTGATTAGTTTATTAACATTCTTTTTGGGCTTATATATTGGTAACAAACACGCCATAGGTAGAGATAAAAGACAAGAGTTTAATGAACGTGCTGAACCCATAATTGACTATTTTGATTATATGCAGTCATGGTTTGAACAACGGGGTTTTACTACTGCATTCCTCTTACCAGAATCTGCCATAACATGCTTAATGCGACGGTTATCTAAAAGACAACAGAAACGCTTCGAAGCTTTAATTTGTCAATATCAATCGACTTTTAATCAGCTCAAGCATGAAAAATCCAGAACGGATGAGGCATACAATTTATTATTAAAACAGGTGGCAGATATAAAACTATTTTTACGCTTAAAATAAATCAAAATTAACCACTACACTGTGTTTTGATGTACTGCTGTAGATATTCCGTCTGCTTTTCGTTCTCAGCTATCATCTCTCTGAGATGGAAATAATCCTGTCGAGCTGCCTCACCAAGTTGTGGGCTGGCTTCATCATATCGGCTCTTGGCGGTAGCGGTTTTGGATGCACGACACACGGCGTTGACACGCAACCGCTTAGTGCCAGCGCGAACAGTATCATGCAGCTTAGCAATTTCAGCTTTGGCATTATTGAGTTTCTCAGTGTGTTGAATATCCAGTTGGTGCAAAGCATCGATTTTTTGCTGCTGTAATTTCACCGCTTCAATTTGTGCGTGATATTCCTGTTTTAGTGTGTGGTATTGTGTTTTCAGATTTTTGTAGTTTGATAAGACAACGCTGAGATAAATCATCAATCCAACAATGATTATCAAGATGGGTGTGACAGGTCGCCAAAACATATTACGCTCTCTATTTCCCTGCGGTTCATTAATCCTTTCCATTTTCTACCATCAACATGAACCCATCGTCTCATTTCATCACAAGCGCCTTTTCGGTCATTAGCGTTGAGCTTTTTGAGTAATGTCGATTTGGCAAAATTTCCCACGCCCACGTTGTAAGCAAATGAGTAAAGGGCTGCCTGAGTCAGTGTATTGATATTGACCTTAACCAGCGGGTCAACATAGCGTTTAACCGCCCTTAAATCGTCATCAAGCCATTTATCGCAGTCTTTTTGCGTGTACGTCCGATTACGCTCAATATCGTTACCTGTGTGCCCATAACAGACAGAAAGCACACCGCCACCATCAAAATAGGGCTTAAGTCTCAACCCTTCGAAATGCGTTATCATGCTTGATGCCAGAAACAACGCGCTACCGCCTGTTGCCATCAATATTTTTTTCGGTATCTTCATACTGACGCTCTTTGAGTTTGTACTCCTTTTTGCGGTAGTACACGTTGATAAAAAATGTCCCTATCGTGCAGCCGATACCCATCACCGCAACCCACTGGTCAAGGGTTAAGAAATCAAAAATCGTTGTTATAACGCCACCGATGGAGGTCATGATGCCCCACAGATAGGCCGCAGGTGTTGAGTATTTTTCAGACATGCGCATATACCCTCCCACTGAGGGTTCCATTGCTTTGAATTATTTGTTAAAAAAGAGGAGGGCATAAATTTTTCATGATAATTTTCCAAAAAAGAATTCAAAGCATCAAATAGATATTTGAGATAAACTTTCAATTCAGCCCAGAGTAACCAATCTAAGGGATGGCTGATTAACTTAGATATGAGGATTTATATGACATATCAAGCCATTGATTTAGTTATTTTAGCAAGAAAAATCGAAGCGATTCAGTCAGCTTTAGCAATTACATTAGCAAGTCTAGACACTGCTAATTTTGCGACTAAAAGTAACGTAATTTCAAATCTGGAAGATTTTGCAGAAAAAAATTCAGACCCGATAGTAAAAGAAGCTTTTTCGGAATTAGCTAGCAGAATAAAGAATCTTCATGTTGATGTGAAAAAGAACTAACCTGTTTATGGCTAATTTATAATAGCTTCTAATATAAAATTATCCTTTACCAAGACTTTGTCTATGACTGCTTGTTGATAAGTAACTTTACAATTTGGTTTAAAATTGGATGTTGCATTTTCTACATGGGTTAAATCTAAAGCATTTTGAAGAATAGCATTAACACTATGTTCTGATTTAATACAGCAGTTCACCTTATTCATCTCTGTGAACTGTTTTTCCAATTCACCTATTCTACTTTCTAATACTTCCATACGTTCGTCCATACTTTAGCCTCATGTTTAACAATTGAACAGGGAGCCAGCCGCCTTACCCATTTTGATGATTGTTTTTGTGAGTATTGCGGTGGCTTATTTTTAATGCTTATTCAGGTTTTTTTGCAGGTAACACCGCCCAGTAAGCGTAATCACCTGGTCTAAAAGTGGTATAATCGCCGTTATCCCAACCCTGGAAATAGAGAAACTTGCCGTCTGAGTCAAAAGCGCCTACCACAACATTGTAATAATCAAAACGATTAACGATGATATATTGACGGGGATATTCTTCGGTACCTGGTTTAACACTGGAAGGTTGTAATTCAAGGTTTAATGTTTTAGTCATAAGATTTCTCTTTGTTATTATTGTTATCAATTATCCCGTTCCCTGATGTTATTAATCCCCTTTCCCTAAAACAAAAAAAAACACCTCAATGGGTGCTATTTTTGTGTATTCAGTTTGTCAGTATTACGGTGGCGTAAACGAAAAAACCATCATCAGGGAGGAGTTAAAAATTCGTAAGTCGATCTTTTTTTGCTCAAGAATATAATAACGACATATAGTGTATATTCTCAGTGCTAAACACTATATATAGGAATCCCTGATAGGGAAAACTATCAGGGATAGAAGATAAAACGACAAGGTTTTACATGTGATCACGCATTTAGTTTATTCCACTTGATGATCTGTGTAAAGCCCTGTTTATATACAGGACTAATTATTAATGAATTTCTTACACAAAAGAATGCAATTAAACACAGGTGACACTGTTGTTATAAATAGTACCCATCAATGCAACATACTTATGACAACGGACTCTGAATTTAATAATTATCGTAATGGAAGAACCTCAGCTACCCTCAGACATTCTATATCTGTCATTCCAGCACATTAACTCCGCTCTAGACTGTTCTAGTGCATATTCCAGGGCGGATATAATTTCATGTTGCGTTCCGTCCTTCATATATCCTTTTGATGCCATGCCTTCACCTTTTTCATTATCTCTATACCAAACGACTTCCTTTTTATTTTTTATAATAATCCGCATAAAATACCTATGACATTACTTGTTTGCATTTTTTCCTTTGATTTTCAACTATTTCTTCAGGGCATCAAGGAATACACTAAAATAAATTAAGATAGCAGGAACTATCATGACACCAATAACCAGGAGTTCTTGTCCACCTAAACGAAGATCGCCTAATTCTCCATGCCTGAATTTAATTTGTGGGTCAATAATGGTATTGGCATGCGCAAGATGTCCAACTATCAGTTCGAAGGCAAACGCTGCACTGATAAACAATAATGTCGTGATTAATAATTTGATGATGTTAAGTTTCATGGTTTGGCCTCCAGATAAGCCCTTACAAATTCTTCCGCAACTGGCGCAACGATGGCATTACCGTAGGCGCGCAATCGTCCCACTCTGGCGGTAATCCCATCAACCAGCGGGCATGTGCAGGGTTCAACTGGCCGCCACTTGCCATCGCGGCAGCAGAGCCAGTCAGCCTTTCGCCAGAAGCCGTTAGTCGGCAAGCTGTTGGTTCCTGCAATTCCAGATACGGGGGCGCACTGTTGATCAGGTAAGGAATGTCTTTCAAATCCTGGCGGTAGCTCCCTTCCAACATTCGATTGCGGTTTCCGTCCTTTTTCAATCTCGGCGCTCTCACCCCAGCGTTGCTGTCTATTGCTTTCGGCGTCGGCCAGCCGACCAACCATACCAAACGTCCTAGCTGGGATTTGATCGCTGCATTGCATTCCCTGCCATCCTTCCAGTCCCGCGCAGTGGGTGTCGGCCACCCAGTAAAGTCGTTGTCTGATATGCGGCGCCCCGAAGCCCGCAGCGCATAAATCGAGCGCTGCTGTGGTGTAGTTCTCTGCTTCCAGGTCAGTTTGTACAAGGTCGAGCCAGCCGAGGCCGTCTTTGCTTGCAACCTGCTCACCAAAAATAACGTCAGGTTTGCACTGCTGGATGAGGTGAAAGAACGCGGGCCACAAGTGCCGCTCATCAGCAAATCCTTTACCTTTGCCTGCTGCGCTGAAAGGTTGACAAGGGCAGCTTCCTGTCCAGACTGGCTTATTATCCGGCCATCCTGCATGACGCAATGCGTATGACCAGACACCAATTCCGGCGAAGAAATGACATTGGGTATATGACTTGAGGTCATCAGGTTTCACATCCTCTATTGAGCGTTCATCGACATCACCCTCGACGATATGGCCAGCAGCGATTAAATTACGCAGCCATTGTGCCGTGTAAGGGTCAATCTCGTTGTAATAAGCAGACAAAATGATTCCTTACCCTTCGGCATGAAATGATTAATTGGGATTAATTCAGGAGGAATAATTAGCGGTTTTTTGCTTTGACTTGAGGCTGATACTTTCCAGCCCAAACTTTGGCCGCATGTAAACAATCTGAAAAGATCTTGCCCTTTGCGCTGGCTGCATTACGGCGATAATGTTCGACTGCGATATCTGCACTAATTCTGGCTACAGATTGCTCGTAACCCTGCTTAACAAGTTCAGTTACCACATGTTTTTCAATGAATTCGACATAGTTCTTCATGTGTTTTTTTCTCCTCGTCTATCTCAGGAAAATCACCCAAGTCGTATAGCTTGAACTGAATAAGATCTCTCACCAGTTGTTCAGCTTTTTTAATTGATTTTTTCTCTTTCCTGCGTAGCGTCATCAAATTGCTACCTTTTTGACTGTGCTCCGTGAAAGAATATTTTTCAGCCAGTGCGACCCGATCTTGCATCTGCTTAATCGTGAGTTCTGTTAATCCGGATAGATCGAGAAGATTAATATCCTTGCGTCCTTCTAGCTCGGTCATGTGATCGAATACCTGCGCCTGAAGTTCATAGCTGTAGCTCATCGCCATCAAACAGGCTTCACGTTTAGGGAATCGGTAACAGGGATAGATTCGTCCCTTGTCATCTGTGTAATCGGCGAAAAATTTCGCTGATTGTTTTTCACCCAATACTTTGGGCACTTTCTTTAGAAAATCTTTATGCTGTAACTTTCGATATTTTTTACAGGGAAACATTAATCCCTCTGCTTCCGCTTTTGATTTCCGGTCAGCGTTAATGTAGTCAACCATTTCAATACTGCTCATGGTTGGCTGTTTAGATATGGGTAGTACGACAACATTTGAATATTGCATTGCGTTTTCCTTTTGAAATGAACCTTTGCGGCACAGAAATCAGCCTATCGAGGCTCCCCAGCACTAACCGACTTCCTCAAAGGTTCATTTCAAATGGTTCAGGTTCGATATGATTATTCGCGCAGCGGGGTGCGGTTGAAAAGATTTAACATGGATAAGGGTCTTTCAATTGGTGTAATGATTGGGACAGATTTTCTATTTCTTTTTTGGTTTGCAAAAATCTATCTGTTTCCAACTCTACGCCGATAGCTTGCCGACCTAATTTAATTGCTGCTTTTACCGTCGAACCAGAACCCATAAAGAAATCCGCTACGGCATGACCTGACCTGCTACTGGCGTTAATAATGTGCTCAAGCAATGCGGCTGGTTTTTCACAAGGATGTTTGCCGGGATAATACAGTACGGGTGGAAAGCTCCACACATCGGTATACGGCACGTCTTTGGTGACAGAAAAAGGTCGGCGCAAGTTTTCATATTGTCGCTTAAGTTCGTCATAGTTTTTCATCAGTTCACTGTAATCACGCTGAAGTTTATTGTTACTTTTGGATAAAAACGGCACTAACATTTTCTCTGCGGCTTTTTGCGAAAATAATTGCTGCAATTTTTCGTATTGTGATTTGTTGGGCAGTTGCCATTGGGAATAAGAGAACCAATGCCGATGCATGTAGCTTCCCATATGCTTCTCTATTTCTTTGCCCGTGATATTGAGTTGATTTTTTGCGGTGATGAAATAATCAATCATAGGAGCGAAGATCTGGCTCTTTAATTCAGCGCATTTTGATGCATATCTCACATGATTTTTTGCAGCACTATCTACCCCGTACTGCTCTGCAAACAATATTCGCTCGGTGCTTGGAAAATATGAACGTAGCGATTCTTTTGAGCATCCAGTCCAACGACCATAGGGTTTAGCCCAAATAATGTGATTTAACACCCTCATGTGATTTCTTAGCATAATCTCAGTATCAGCGGCCAATGCGGCGCTACAAAACAGATAGAGACTGCCGTTTGGCTTTAATACCCGCTGGAATTCAACGAGGTAATCATTTAGCCACGCTAGATATTGCTCGGTTGTTTTCCACTGCCTGTCCCAGGCGCAGGATTTAACACGGTAGTAGGGTGGGTCAGTCAATATCAGGTCGATAGAAGCATCAGGAAGTGTTTTAACGTATGGCAAGGCGTCGCCATTAACCAATATCGGCTGGCTTAAAAAAGTCATTGTTTTACCTTGGATTTTAAATGTGATTGACCTTGTTGGTGTGTTGATGATTTTTCAGGTAGCGACGATTTAACAATATTCATCAATTATGACGACACACTTGCCGCCTTTCAGACCGCCGTTGTTATCCATCTTCTCAACGGTCATCACGCGAATTTGGCTATCATCGTGCCAAATACCCGCCCCAGTTAAAGCATCGAGTACGCCTTTAGAATAATTATCTACATCACGCTTTATCTTGTTGGGCAGATAGAGTTGCATCGATACAGAAACCTCACCTTCAAATTTTTGGCAGCCGGATTTCTGGCGCATTTCATTAACAATTTTTGCCGTTGTTGCTTTAAATTCTTTTGCCTTATTACTTAGGTAAATTCGTTTTGAATTATGTCGCCAATAGGTATTAACACTAGGTGGAAAAGGGAGTTCGATTATCATGTTTTCATTCAAGCCTTATAGGGATAACTCCCATCTGATACTAGGTTTGCTTTCATCAATAACAATAATACCCATTTCACCTCCTGAGAATAGGTTTTGGTGGTGTGTGACGGTGCTATTCGGTTTATATTTACAGTCATGTTGGTAGTGCCCTGGTGTTGGTTATAACTTCATGACTGTATTTTGGTTATTTCATACACCACAAAACCGACTGTTTTGGTGTTTTATGGTTCGTTTTTTTAGCGAAAGGGGGTTAAAGAGCGGTGCTGTTTAACTGCATTTAAATTTATTGCGCCTGTCTTTTTACCACATCAGGCTCGGTGGTTTCTCTTGTACCCCTACAGAGAGAAATAAGCTAAAATAATCTCACCCTTACAGAGTGAGAAAATTAAGCCTATGAATAACACTTGGTGGCAGGAATTTGTTCGTTTCTTCCTGCAAGGAATAACCCTAAATCGGTTGATTTATATGCTTATTATTTTTGTGTTGTTAATATTCATCACTCCCGCATCAATAAAAGACTGGATTAATGCCAGTAGTCCAGAGATTTTTTCATCTTACTGGCTTTATTTTATTTTCTTTCTTGTGAGTTATGTTATTGCACAATTAATTAGTTTTCTGACAGTGTTTACTAAACGAAGGTTCAGGAATTTGATTGAATATCCAAACAGGGCTGTAATATTAAATACATTAACACATGATGAAATTGATTTACTTAAGCATATTGTTAGGTCTGGCGAGATTGTTGAATTGCCAACGCAAAACGAAACTGTCAAAGGGTTAATAAGAAAAGGCATAATCGCTTATTATGATTATCCTGATGCTCCGATGGTTTTTACTGGGGATGAGAAACAGCTTTTCAAACTAACTAACTATTACAAAAATATTTTAAAGTTTGTAGATATTTAAGTTATTTTATTGTGGGAAAAGTCCGCCATTCAATCTCCTGAAGCCGATGAGCACTAACTAAAAACACAGTGCTAACCGATTCTCTATCAAAAAACCTAATTGATAGGTGCTTATTTTTATCAACCATTAACGGTTACTCCAAAATGTGATTTAGGTTTATTATTAAACCGACTAGAAGTATACAAAGCTGCTATAGGCAAACAGCAATTATCAAATGCGTCATACACTTTAGTAGGGCGAATTGATATTGCCTTTTTTACACGATTAATCACCTTTCTTTTTAGTGAAAGAACAGAGCGTTTAGTGTTTATTGGTGTTTGTTGCTGAGAGGGTTTGCTTCGATTTAAGGCTGCTTTCAGTGCCATATTAAGTGCTTTGTTATAGTTATAGGCTGCTTGCCTGGCTCTTCTACGCTCATGTCTTCTACTACGAGCATTATCATAACCATGAAAGTTACACATATTACCTCCTGACAATAAGTTTTGGTGGTGTGTGCCGGAGGTATCCGGTTTAGATTTACAGTCATATTGGTAGTTCCCTGGTGTTGGTTTTAGCTTCATGACTGTATTTTGGTTATTTCACACACCTCAAAATCGACTGTTTGGGTGTTTTATGGTTCTATTTTTCAGCGTAATGGTGTTAAAGAGCGGTACTGCTTAACTGCATTTAAATTTATTGCGTCTGTCTTTTCACCACGTCAAGCTAAGGAGTATCCTTGGAGTTCCAAACAACAACCAGGAAAGTATAAAAATGTCATTTAAAGATATAGTACAAAGTCATACTATTGAGCTAGGCGATCTGCTTCGCCAACTTGAAGGATATCCTCCTGAAACCCGTGTTTATTTCGGTGGTCTTGATTTCTATCGTATAAACAGACAGGGTGAAAACCTGATTCAGATTGAATTCAACCAATCGGTTTATCGGACAACCGAAGATCTCTTGGTGGTTGAAGACCATTCAGAATAGCTGCTGCATATACATTGGCTTTTACATAATTAACGGGGGCGTAGTCTTCATCTATTCTCCCTTTTGTAACCCGCCTAAATGCGACTTCATTTTTACCTAGCTGAATAATCCATGATATCGGATATTTTTCAGCGTTGAAAACATGCTGTGGAACCGTGTCATACTTCGATACCCTGTTTTTTTGCTCAGGAACTTCTTCACCTGTTTTTGGGTCAACTTTATACGGATATGCCACACTATTTTTAAGCGTATCTAACATTTTACGTGCTTTAAGGCTAGCCTCCATCCATTGGTAAATTTCTTCTATCGTATTGTCGTTGGCAATGATTTCAGGTTCTTTCTTCTGCATGATGACCTCTTTAATAATGAGTGAAATTTGCCTGATTATTTAGCCACCAGGCGAGAGTAATTTCTCTTGTACCCCTACAGAGAGCAATAGCGTAAATTATTTTATTTTCTTCAATGTCAGCTCTTGACCAAATACAGCTCCTGTATCTATATATAACTGGTTGCTTCTATGACACACGCCTTTAATCATTGGAGTGTGACCAAAAATAAATAGATCTGCGCCTTTAATTTTCCTGCTTTCTTGCTGTTTGATTCTTTTTCGATTCCAGATAACATCTTTTTTATTAACGTTCTTCCCAAATTCATATTCATCATCAGGATAGTCAGCATGAGCAATAATTATTTTTTTGTTATTAACATTTAATTCGATAATGAGAGGTAATTTTTCAGCTAATTTTAAACATGCTTTAGCTAATATTTCCTTTTCATAATCAAGCATAAAAAACCACTGGCCGCCGTTATATATCCAGTTGTTAACATCGCCTGTTTTTAATGCACTAATAGCCATCGCTTCATGATTACCACGAACAGCCTTAAACCACTTTTCATTTAGCAAACCAAGACATTCAACGCTCTGATTACCTCTATCTATCAAATCACCCACAGATATAATCAAGTCTTTTTCTTTATTAAAATTAACTTTTTGCATTTTATCGATGAGTAAATCATAGCAGCCATGAAGGTCACCTACAGCATAAATATGACGATATTGATCACCGTCTATTCGCTGGTAAATCGGATAGTTTAAATTAATGGTTATCCCTCCTGCATTCAGTTCAATAGTCATTCACATATCGAATGGCACTAAGGTATAAAATGATTGGAAGAACAACGATGAGGAATAATAATCGGATAAAAATATTGATATATTTAATCATGTTGAACAACCTATTGTGAGCGGCAATAATTCTTTTTTGCGTATGTGTGTCATTCTGCACATTTCTCTTTCTAAAGGTCGCCAAATAAATAAAACGCTGCCTTTACTGTTTCCTGATATACCTTGTTCACCTGTTTCAGCTGAAACAAATGACAGTCTACCCTCGGTAATAAAGCGAATTTCGTCAGCCGTATTAAGACCTTCATAAAACCAGGCTGTAGACGTATCGGAAGGGAGTAGCATCACAATAGTCTGATTCTGTTTTCTACACTGCTCAGCCGCTTTTTTCACCCAAGGCATAATCTTGCTGTAGGGCGCATTACAGAAGATAGCACCGTTGCTATTCCAGTCGCATGTCAGTGCGTCTTGCTGTTCAGTTAAAAACGCTTTGCATAGCGCGTTGTTTTTATCGGCGGCAGCATCCAGTTTAAAATTAAATTCAGCATCAAGTGCTCGAAATACTTCAATAGGCGTACGCCAGCGGTCTTTGAATGGTTTCGGTGTATGACTGATTAGCATATTTAAACCACTGTGAGATTTTTGTATAATGGAAAATTCCAGACTTAGTTAATCATGTGGCGTGGGTTGTTTACTTCGGCTTTCTTCCAGTTTGACAGCCACATCCCAGCGTTTTTTATCTGTATTGAGTCTGTTTTGAGTCTTTGTTGAATAATAGGGAGTCATGCCATTTTGCCATATTATTTTTGGTAGAAAATGTTTGTACAGCTTAAGTGTGCCATTTTCTTACGCGACCTAACTACATGATTTTATCTTGCCATGATCAGCGATTTCACTCGAGGAGGAGCATAAAATTTATTTATTCAACAAAGCCCAAATCCGCATGTATCTACAATTTATTTTTAATCAAAAACCGAGGTGCATATCGGTCAAGAGATTCATAATTATCTTTAAAATTATGAATATCCCACGTATCTTTTATATTCCACGTCCAGCCTCCTTTTATATATAGAGATGACAATCCCTTACCTAAGTAACCACTTATTTTATTGGTAATTGTAAGAGCAATGGGCCTACCGTTTTTATCAAAAAACATTTGACCAGCATATATTGTTTCTTTATCGTCTTTAAAGTAATTAGTCCATGTATCATTGTATCCGTATTTCTTTGCATCATCGCTAGTTACACCTACGGAGAAAGAGCCGTCTTCAAATATAAAACCATAGGGTTTAGATGATGCATTTTTTCCTATCTCCGATAAACCGTAATCATAAATACCGGTACCTAATATAGTTTTCCATGCTGAAGAATGATACCATTCTTTCCATGATTTATATTTTTTATTATAAAACCCACTTCCATTTTCTACACGACTCACCGCTAATTCAGCAATAATTAAATTATATTTTTTTAAGTGCCAGTATTCCAACGATAGGTCATTTTCAAATATAATTTTGACTTTTTTATGGCAGAGATAGTTTGCGGCTTTTGCTCCACGAAAAAATGTTGATCCTGTAAAATCATCGTCAGAATCACCATGCTCAAATCTGCAAGCTGCGGTAGATACTGACGAATCATTAGAACTTTCTGATAAAGAAGAAAAATCTGATGAAGCTCCGACATTTTCACTAATAGATATTAATCGCTCTAGTAATTCATTTTCTCTTCTTGGATGCCTATCTATACTTTCAAGTAAAGAGCGAAAGTTACGCGCCCTAATTGCTTGAAGACGCTCAGGAGAATTATAACTTCTAAATTGAGGAATATGCCAATTTAAGTCAATAGCGACTCTTTGCGTAAGTATTTCTGTAGGTCCTAATCTATCCTCATTACTTTCAGGATCTGAAGCACCTGTAAGATGATGGATAAGTTCATGAATTAATGAAGATTGCCAATGATTATAATCACGAGACGTATAGCTTGGAGCAGGACTGATATTTACGTAAGGATGTTCATTTGCATCTTCACCAGCCTCACCATGTATGATTATTGGCATGTTTTCAGCGTTAGATTCTTCAATCTCTTGGATGCTAATACTACGCAATCTTCTATCTTCTGAATTTTCACTTAGCTCATAAACATTCCTGTAATTAATAAATCCTAATTGCTCGTTGTCTTCCCTAATACTAAAGTCTATTATGCGTTGAAACGCTTGAGACATTAATAATGCTTCTCGAATTGTATCTTCAATGGCATAAGCAGTATGTCTGTCTAACAAATTATGATAACTACGAGATACGGCAGTACGTAATTCTATTGTCAATCTTGTTAACACATCATCAGAAAGTGAAAATTCATGATCATTACCACAAACGTAGCTCGCATAGGCATCCTCATTTCTATTTTTCATTTTTTAATCTCATAAGATTGTTTTGTTTAATTTCAGCATCTGCAGTGCGTTAAAACTGCTATTTTTACTCTTGGTGGATCATTTTTGTATTGATAGCGACAACAATTATTTGTAAGCATTTTAAAGTTGCTTAGCTATATCGATTTATGCAGCCATGCGTGAACGGTAACTGCTCCACGTGAACGTCAACGTGCAACCGCCACCGTCGTTCATACGATCGATAACGCGCTCTCCGATAAATCCGGCCAGTTCGTTCAATGCCAGATTGCTGATGATTATCGTTGGCTTCATGCTCTCGTAGCGCGTGTTAATGACCTCGAATAAGATCATTTTTTCCGCCTCGCTACCAAACTGAACGCCTACCTCGTCGATGATGAGCAAGTCCGGTTGCGTATATCGCTTGATAACCTCAGCTTCTGAACATTCTGCGTTTTTGCTCCAGGTTGATTTAAATTCGCGGGCAATTCGTAAAACTGTCGTGAATAGCGCTGAACTTTGATGTTCGTTGATAACGTGTTTCGCAATCGACAGTGCCAGATGATTCTTGCCTGTACCGGGCTTGCCACACATCACCAAGCCGCCACCCCGCTTAAGACGTTCAGGCCAATGGGTGGCATAGGCATTGCAGAATTTTAAGCAACGTGCCGCATCAGGATTCACTGGCTCGTAGTTATTCAGGGTGACATCGGCAAAGCGTTCCGGCAGGTTCAGGTTATCCATGAGCGTTTTAATTTTTGAGCGCTTGCGGTGTTTTTCCTGCTCTGCTGCGGCTTGCTCCAACTGGGTTAATTTTTCGGTCAGGCAAGCAGGGCATTCGGTTTTTGTCTCAATCCCCTTGCCGTACAGTGCCATCCTGCGGCAACGTTGTTTGAATAAGCCGTGCCTGTCACAGATGGCCTCCTTCTCCTCGTAAACCGTGTGCTCTAGTGGCTTGGGTGGCGCGTTCAGGTCTGCCAGTTTTTGACGCACGGTAGTAATTTCTGCGCTGTAGTTCATAGCCCCTCCCTTGCTAGACAGTCCCTCGCCCAATCAGGTAGCGGCGGTTCCCCATAGTCCTTGTCAGCAAAGCTATCTGCGACAGAGTGAGGTTTCGTCTGCTGAGTTCTTCCGGGTTGATTAGGTTCGAAGAGTCCTTGCCAACCGTTGGCGATACTGACGTTGATAATCTCTTCCGGCTGATGTCCTTTATCGCGGCACTTGCCTAGCAGCTTGATAGCCTGAGTCACCGTCATCTGGGATTTAATCGGCTTGTTGATTTCCCTGCGGTACTGCACCCAGGAATCCCAGGTTGGTTTTGGTAGCCAAGTGGGAAGTTCTACCGAGCTTGGGTCAAACGGTTTTGATTTTGCCAAAGAAGGGGGTTGGGGTAGTTTATGTTTTAATATCTTTCTTTCCTGTTTTTCCTTTCTTTGGTGTTTAGCTGACTTGGCTAAACTCTCATTAGCCGATTTAGCTAAACTCATATTAGCCATTTCAGCTAATGTGTAGCTGTTTTGGCAACCTTTAGCCAACTTGGTAATGTTTAGCTGATTTGGCTCATTTTTGTTAGCCGTTTTAGCTAATGTTTCATCATCATTAGCTGTTTCGGCTAAACCTTGCTGATTTGGCTTATTTTTATTAGCTGATTCAGCTAAACCTTTATTAAAACGCCAATCATGATAATTTTGATTTATAGCCACCTCATTTCTGAGTTTTAATATCATATTCATATCTTCAAGTTCTTTTCTAACCTTACAGACATGCGTATGATGAATACCCGTCATTTTTCCTAACTGTGTATTAGTGATACGATCGGATTTTTTATTCCAGCCAAGAGTAAGTCTGTGTATTGCATCAAATATTTTGTATTGCCTCAATGTAATTGGCGCAAGTAGTAGCGCTTCCTTGAGTTCATTATTCCACTGAGTAAATCCAATATCATTTCCAGTCATGAGAAACGCCTGTTCCTCATCTTTTGATTTAAAATAGGCATAGGTAACGTTAGTCATGACAAGGCTCCTTTAAATTATTTTCTTTAAATAAATAGGCGTTTGATAAGCTATTTTTCAATTCCCATTTATCGATTTCATGCAAAATGACATCAATGTCTTTGCACAGATAATCCAGAATTTCAGGGAGCCACGGAATAGGCTTAAATTCAGCTTCTCCAGCTTCAAGATACTTATAAATGCTAGCAGCGACTTCTCTTGCTCTAATCAGTCTGCTATGACTTTCGTAAGTGATTTCTAGCTTTATTTTTTCCTGTTGGGCACTGGAGATATCAACAATTCTCATGTTAATTTTCCTCCATGCCAGTGTGCACTGGTTGACGACCAGCCCAGATTAGGCGGCTGTCTTTGAACAAGCTGATGAAGATACGGCGATCTTGGCGTGTAAACGACACTTTGCCGTAAGGGGTAGTGGAGTATTCTGGAATGATCCAGTAGGTATCAATAAACTCAGGGCGAGTTTGGGTTGTAGCAACCATAGTGGTAGCCTCTCGTATAAGGTTTTGCAACCTCACCAACCCGATCTCAAACGGGGTGGCGAGACGTAATGGGGTTGAGATACCGGCATACGAGAAACCAGCGAGCGCGAAGGCTCCCCCGTTACATCCCGCCATTATGGGGCGTAACGCTGATTTCGGACGTAAAAAAACCGCACTTTAGAGCGGCCTATCTTGTCCGCCCGTATATTCGGGATCTCAAACCCGACACCCGTTTTCTTAAGGTGCTAGGTCTAAATATAACAGATTGACGGGAGTGTGCAAGTTTAAATATCCGCAAGTGGAGTATTGTTGACAATTAACCTACCTCCGCATTTTGGACAGTAGGTCATGTCGTTTTCTTTCGGCCCATCATCCATGAACTGCCATTGAAGCCCACAACTTGACACCCAGAAGTAATCCTCGGCGTCTTCTGACCATTTGCATTCTCTGTGCTCTTTATCAAAAAGAGCCAGTGAAAAATAAGCAAGTAATTGCGCGTCGGACTGCGGAATGATAGTTTGCTGATAAGCATAATCATTTAATACACCTACTTCTTGCATTTGATGAATAGACTGAATTATTTTTGCTAGGTTATTCATGATTTATCCAAAAAAAACATCATCACCGGGATATTCTGACTGATATTGTTGATGGTAGGTTGCTGGGGCGTTCTTGCGTTCGTCTTTATCCTGTAGTCTGGCAAACTTTTTATCGATTATTTCAGGAGGTAAACCTTTTAATTTCTCTTCTAATGTCTGACGAGTTTGCGCAACAAAAGACAAGAGAATATCGAAACTGTAAGTATTTTGTCCGTTCGTTTTTGTCTTTAGTGTTTTTTGCAAGACAAGACCAATACGCTTATTGGTAAGCTCTGGGGCTATATGAGTATGGGCATTAATCATTTTCGTCGTTAATTGTCCTACGTCAGCACAACCCATAATGGCGTGGATCATGTTAATACCATATTGATTTGGCGAGCCGTCTTTTTTCTTGCAGTAGACGTTGAGGTAGTTTGCTTTTTTGCCATCATCCGCCTCAACCGAAAATTCAATCGATTCAGCGCCGCTGCTGCTGGTGACATATTTTGCTTCCTGAATCGTAACAACATAAGCGCCCGATTCCGTAATAAATCCGCTTTTACCCGCAGCCAACGCAGATTCTGCATTGTAAGTGAACGTAATGTTATTCATCATGGGTTACTCCCCTCAGTGGAATTGATGATGCTTAATCTTCACCAGAACCTCTTTTTGGCTGTTCTGTTTCCAGTGCAATAAAGCTATTTCTAATAGCATGAGTGAGATACTTCGCCCTGTTACTGGCAATATCGCCTCTTGAATCTATTTCTTTTTTTAATGTATACACTAAAACTTCACGTGCAGCTTCTTGTGACTGTTCACTTAATTCTTCAAATTTCATTTTAGAATCCCTGTTATCTCATCAATAAAATTAAGAAAATCTTTCCGCCTCTTGCGAAGTTGATTGATTTCTTCTTGATAGTTTCTCCTCTCCAAATGGCAAACAATCAGCTGTTTGTCTTCTGGAAAGTCGCTGCAATAGCTGACAAAATCGACCCAATCACGTCCTGTACAATCAAGGTGGCCTATAAGCTGCCATTTGTAGGCTGGGTCAAAAGATTCACGTTGCAAAGTGGCATAATGCACGGGTGCGGTAACGGACTTAATTTCAATAACACCGTCATTTCCAACTAATCCGTCTGGACTATCGCCATACTCACCGCAATCAAAAAATCCGCCGTTAGTTACGTCAATAAAATTTGTTTCTTCGTATAACCTTCTGGCGATTGGCTCCTGTTCGTGTCCGCGTAACATATGCTCATTAGTGAAACTAAATTCTGATTTTTGCCCTGTAATAATTTCCAGGGCAATTTGTAACGCATATCGCTTGGCGGGTTCGCCGAAAGTTTTTCCCTGGTTGGCCATAAAACAGCTAAACTGTGATGCTGTCACCTTTCCTAAACGAAGTGCATCCCACACTTCCGTATTTTGCTGCACATCATGCCATTGCATTAGCGCACTCCTGCTTGAGGCGTTCCTGGTCTTCCTGCGACATCTCAACATGTGCTAATACTTTTTCTAGCGATCCAGTATTAAGATAACTTTGTTTGGCTCTTTCCCATGACTCTACCTGGCTTGGTGTTAATATTTTTTTCTTGGTGATAGCGGGATAAATTCTTAATCCATCAACATATTCTTGGCGATTTTTTACCCGTTCAACGCAAATCATGACTTTTACATTTTGCCAATCTTCAAGAAACGGCGAGCCCGTTATTTGTCTAACCATTTTGCTATTGGTTGCATTGAGAATCATCGGCTTAACTGTATCACCGGGTCTAATTTCTTTCTCTTTAAAATAAGCCGTGTTAAAAACGTCTTTTGTTCTTCTGGTCTTATCCGCTTCAAATAAAACCTCAGAAATGGTTAATACTGTCGGCTCAACAATATCGGCGCTGCTCAAATAAGGTGAATCGAACGCCTTTCTATAATGAGTTTTTTCAGTCATTAAGCAGGCACCTCATAATAGGAATCTTGACACTTCTTCGCATAAAGAATTTTGGCGAGTTGTTGACCTAGGTCATAGAGTGCATTATTGAAACTAGGGGTAGTTTGGATTGCGAGAAGAGACTCATCATAATTATCTTCGTAAATAAAGATTTGCTTTGATAAGACGTGAGCAAGATACCCGTCACTTAACGATTCATAAATGCGTTCGCCTTCTTTATCGCAGGCCTCGCGTTGTTCCTGTGTGAAGTTTTTGATTATTCGTAAAATGTTGTTCTCGGTTGCCAGATCCATTACGTCTCCTTCTGCGAGGATAACGGTTCTTCACCGTATAAAGATAAGTTTTTGTTAGACAGCGGTTGTCGATACTGTCTGCGGTGTGTCTGTCTAATTGATTTTTAAATGCAACAAGCAGGTTCACAACGTCATTTTCTTGTGTATGATGTTCGCTCCATACACTATCAATGATTTCTTCGGTGGAGCGTTTTTTGAGTAAATTTAATCTTATTGTGCGTATTCTACACTGATCTCTATAGTGCATTTGCCTACGTTCACGGCAACGTTGTCGAGCATTCATGGATAAATGTCTCCCTCTATAAGAAGATTTATGCTAAGCACGAAAAGTACTTACTACAAATCCACCTATTGGTTATTTGGGGTTTGTGTACACCTGTATCGGCATACTCCGGCTGGAAAGTCCCTACGATAGTAGGCTCAACTCCGCTTCGCATAAACAACCTACGAAGCTATCAGCAAATTACAGGCGCAATTTCCCTGCCATCCGTTTCACAGACTTTTTTTGCTGATACCAAAATGTTAAGGAACTTTCACAGCCGGAAAACTTGCTGTAGAGGGCCACAGCCCTTTCGTACAATTACTTCTTAAACCACTTAATCCAAGCGTCTCGTTCTTCTGCGGGACGGTTAAAGTAGGCTTCTCGGACTATGCGATTGAATTCAGGGAGGTATATCCACGTTTCGCTTACCCGTGAATTAGGTTTGTTCGGGTCTTGAAAATCCACCACAGGTAATTTTTCTCGTTTAATCATCACTCTAACGGCTTCATCTGTCTTACCGATCAACTCGGCAAACTTTTCTATCGTTACCGCGTCAACGGGATATTGCCCTGTGTAGTCACTCTTAATCATTCGTGCCTCATGTGTTTTAGACCCTTCTAGACCGCTGTAGACCGTTCCTGACCTTTTAAACATCAAAAATAGAGCTTTAATCTGTTATGCTTAACACTGGGTGCATTTGCCGCTATTTTTCCGGTTTTAGGTGGATTTGACGGCATTTGTGTTTTTTTACACCTAATTAAGTATATAAATCGGAACCTATAATTATGAGTATAGAATACAAATCGGAACCTCGTCAAATGTTAATTTCTGAAAAACTTAAAGCTATCCGTAAAGCAGAAAGACTGAGTCAAGCAGAACTATGTAAGATTATCGGGATATCGATAAGTACATTGAAAAAACTAGAAGGGAATCATAATGAACCAGGGTGGACGACTCTTCAAATAATTACAAAACATCCTAGATTTGAAAAATATACCCTCTGGTTAATGACTGATAAAGTAGCTCCAGAATCCGGCCAAATCGAGCCGGCTTTCTCTCTCGATGGCTTAAACATTTCGAAGAAGAAGGGTCAAAAAAAATCTTCCCATCCGGAGGCCAATGGTTGCTAG